TATCTATCCCCGCCGATGTGACAGTCGGAGTTGGTCGATCTAGCGAACCTTCACCCATACCTATTATAGAAACTTCATTTAAGGAGGACACTATGTCCGAGATTGATATTGAAGCGGTGAAGGCTGACGCCATGAAATCCGCACAACGTAACGCAGCACAAATTGTTGAGCTAGGTGCCCGACATAACAAGAGTGATATGGCTCGTAAAGCTATCGCTGATGGAACTACTATCGAAGAATTCCGTGGTGAATTACTAGAGAGTGTTGGTTCTACTCGCGGCTTAGAAGCTAAGGACATCGGCATGAAGAAGGAAGAAGTTAAACGCTTCTCTCTAGTTCGCGCTATCCACGCTCTTGCTAACCCAACTGATCGCCGTGCTCAAGAAGCTGCTGCATTTGAATTTGAATGTTCACGCGCTGCTGCTGAAAGCTATGGTCGCACTGCACAAGGTATCATGCTTCCTGCTGAAGTAATGCGCAACTGGAAGAAACGTGACTTGAACTCTTCTGATGAATCAGAATTGTTCACTGACGACTTCCGTGCTAGCGACTTCATTGACGTTCTACGCAACTCATCTTCTGTTATGCAGGCTGGTGCCCGTGTACTAGGTGGTTTGTCTGGTGACGTTAAGATTCCTAAGAAGACTGCTGCTGCAACTGCTGCTTGGATCGCAACTGAAGGTGGCGCTGCCACTGAAAGCGAAATGACTGTAGGTCAGGTTAGTTTAACACCTAAGACTTTAGGCGCATTTACTGACGTAACCCGCCAGCTATTGATTCAGTCAAGCATGGACGTTGAGAACTTGATCCGTGACGATCTAGCACAAGCTTTGGCACTTGCCATCGACTTAGCTGGTTTGGAAGGTTCTGGATCTAGCGGTCAGCCAACTGGTATCTTGAATACTACTGGTGTTAACACAGTTACTGCGTTTGCTGCTGCTAACCCTACGTTTGCTGAAACAGTAAGCTTAGAATCTGCAATTGCTAACGACAACGCCCTTATGGGTAACTTAGCCTACATCTTACCATCTGCAATGAACGGTGCTCTAAAGACCACTGAGAAGGCTTCTGGTACGGCTCAGTTTGTAGCTGGTGGTGGTGACATCAACGGCTATAAGGCGATTGTGTCTAACCAAGGTACGGCAGGCAACATGTACTTCGGTAACTTCAACGACTTGTTGATTGGCCTATTCGGCGGACTTGACCTTACTGTTGATCCGTATACTCACAGCACCTCTGGTACGATCCGTATCGTTGCGTTGCAGTCAGTAGACGTAGCAGTACGTCATGCTCAAAGCTTTGCTTTCGGTAACGATGGCTAATAGCCAAGATAGGGGGCCGTAAAACGCCCCCTTTTATTTTTGGAGTATTGTTATGAAGTATGAAGTAATTAGCGGTTGTGTAATCGCAGGTAAGACATTTAGAGCTGGTTCTATTACTGAGATTAGTATAGATACCGCAAAGATTTTAGTTTCTATGGGTCGTGTTATCGCTCATAAGGACGAACCAAAGACAAAGACGGAAAACAGGTCTATGGGATTGGAAGTATCTTCCGAAAAGCCTAAGACTCGTTCCCGCAAGAGCAAATAGTGGCAGTAGAGACATCGGCGGAGCGTCTACTATTGCTACAAGACTTTGGCGTAACTGCTAACTGGTCTAGGGGTACTGTTGTTGGTATATTCGACAATTATTACTCTGACGATGATGGTGGTGGTGGTACTGCGTTTGCAATGTCACAGCCTAGATTCTTTTGCCAGAGCAGCGACATAGTCGGCCTATCTAATGGTGATGAACTAGAGGTTGGAGGCGTTGACTACTACGTCCGTATAACTATGCCCGATGGCAATGGTATGACTGAATTGGCTCTGGAGCTGAAGTAATGGCGCATTTACGTAGGTTGATCAGAGATAACGTAGTTACTACCCTAACAGGGCTATCTACGACAGGATCTAATGTATTTAAATCCAAAAGCTATCCATTAACTTCGGATAGGCTGCCAGCTCTAGGTATATTTATAAAGGGCGAGGAATCAGACTATTCCACGGCTGGGTCACCGCGTTCAATACAGCACACATTGAATATGAGTGTGGAGATTTACGTCAAAGGCTCAACAGGGTATGATGATACATTGGATGCAATATCTGAGCAGGTAGAGGCAGCTTTGTACACGGATTTAAAACGTGGCACTTATGCACTGGATACTCAGGTAACGGGATTCGACTCAAGTTTTAGCGTTGAAGGTGAACAGCCCATCGCTGTAGGTACTTTATCAATAATGGTTAGGTACAGGTCTATTGAAGGCTCGCAAAGCCAGTAGTAGAGTAATAGTTTAAATAAACGCGCAGTGGCGCATTGGAGAAGTTAAATGGCTAGCCATACAGGTAATGACGGTTCAGTTTACGTTGGTAGCAATGCAGTCGCTGAGTTGATAGATTGGTCTGTTGACACAACTGCTAATACAGTTAATGACACAGTTATGGGCGACTCTTGGGAGACTAGTAAAGTCACCACAAAAGCTTGGTCTGGCTCAATCAATGTTCAGTGGGATCCTTCTGATACTACTGGTCAGGAAGGCTTGAAAGAAGGCGATGAGGTTACCCTAAACATGTATCCTCTTGGCAACACTACAGGACTTGCGTACTTTTCTGGTGCAATTCAAGTTACTGGTGTTAGCCGCACTGGTTCAAACCCTGAAATCATTAAGGCTTCAGTTAGCTTTACTGGTAACGGCGTTTTGACCCAAGGCACTGTAGCGTAATATGATCAAGCTAATTGATGTAGCTGTTGCGGACTTTAGTAGCCATGTAATACGTACATTAGAAATGCCAGAGTGGGATACTACGCTTTACGCGAAGAATCTCACTTTGGATGACAAGGCCAAGTGGCTTGGTCGTGCGGATGGCGATACTACAGATTACTTATGTTACTCTGTTATTTTCGGTGTTACCGATAAAGAAGGGGAGCCAGTATTTGATATTGCAGCAAAAACCCTGCTTCGCACCAAGGTTAATCCAGATCTTGTTTCACGTATAGCCAACTTCGTGTTAGCTATACCCGATAAGGCCGAGGCCGACCGCGAAAAAAACTGATAGATGACCAAGGCACCCCGACTGAGTTATACTTAATGTACAATTTAGCCGAACACCTTGGTCAACCACTATCGACCATATTAGATATGACAGTGACTGAATTCAATCACTGGTTTACGTATCTAAGAATAAAGGGTGAACGGCAACAGGGGAAAACTTGATGGCGAGCACCACAGAAACAGTAATTAGAATTAGCGCCAAGGATGAAACCTCCCGCGCTTTTAATTCCGTCAACGCAAGTATGCGTAAAACCCAGAAGGAAATGTCTGGGACTACCAAACAGCTTCGCTTTATGCGTGGCGGTTTCGGCCAAGTAGGACATCAAGTTCAGGATATAGCAGTGCAGCTCCAAATGGGGCAAAACGCTATGCTTATCTTCGGACAGCAGGGATCTCAAATAGCATCACTCTTCGGCCCACACGGAGCCATCATAGGCGCGTTCCTTGCTGTTGGTGCTGCTCTTAGTACTGCGCTTTTACCTGCGATATTCGACTCTAAGGATGCCCTTGAGGAGCTAAAAGACGCTCAAGATTCTCTTAATAAGGTATTTAAAACAGGTAAGGGTGACGTATTCACCATCACGGAGGAGTACCTTGCTCTTTCTAGGGCTGCATCAGGTATTGCTGAATTACAAGTAGCTAGTGCTGTAAATAATGCAGCTATCGCTGTTAGAGCTTCTGTCCAAGCCATAAGAGACTCGTTGGAAGTTGCTGCTGGAGATATGATTGATTGGGGTAGTGACGTAACTCAAGCAATGGAGCTTCTTGTTAGGCTAGAAACAGGCGTAAAAGGCGCTAGAGAGTCACTGTTAAATTTTGATGGGGAAAGAGCAAGTGTTGGTGATCTGAGGGATCTTGACGATGCCCTCGGTGATCTTATGGGTAAGTTTAAGATTAATGAGACTGAGGCTGTACTACTACTTGAGACCCTATCTAGTATAAAAAATGCCACTCCTACTGATGAATTTAGCGAAATGGCTAAGGCGCTTTCTACCATTAAAGGGAATACTGTATTTGACGCCTATATAAATCAGATACCAGAACTTCTAATGGCAACTGACTTAGCTATAAGGAAGGCTGGTGAGTTAAAAGAGGCTATTTGGGATAGCTCTGGTAAGGATCAGGGATTCAAGAAGGCGCTAAAGGCACCGCAAGAAGACATATTAGCTAAAATAGCAGAGAAGAAGAAGCAGGATAAGCTTGAGGACGCCAGGAATAAGCAGCGCCTAGATTCAGCCCAGCTATTGCTCAAAGAATCTCAGAGGTTGGATAAGGAAGCTAAGAAGCAAGCTGAGGAGAAGTTAAGGTCGGATAAGAAGTTAGCTGATCAGGCGTTTAATGATAGAGCACTAACATCATCAGCGTTAATGGAAGAGGCAGATAGGTTAATTGAAGAAGACAAGAGGGCTGCTGAATCACATGCCCGTAAGTCTGAATCTGCCGAGAATGCAGCGCACCGAATAATAATAGCTGCAATGAGTGAAATGAAGCAGGTAGGTCAGTTAGCTGAAGATGCTAGGGATAAAATAGAGAGTGATAACGAGCTTGGGCTTCTTACTGAAGAGACATATAAGCAGTCTTTGTTAGCTATAGA